ATCAGTTAATTCATCGCCTAATTGATTACTACCAGATGAATAAATAACTGAAGAAGTTTCGTATGTTGTTTTAACATATGTAAATGATGCAGATACTGCCGTTATGTTTGTAAACGTTTGATTTGCACTAAAGTTATTATCTACATTAGTTCTAGCAAAACTACCTGTTTCAGACTCGGTTACATATGATGATGTTGCAGATGTTAAATTATTTATTTGTGTTTGTTGTGCTGCATCTACCGCTGCTACAGAAGAGCTTATAGCGTAAGATGATGTTTGAGCTGATAAACCATCTATTCTAATATCCTGCGCTAATTGAGATGCTGCAAATGATGCAGAATCTGCGTAAGATGAAGTTGCTGCTTGTAAGCTATCTACTTCAGCTTGTATTGATTGAGTGAATGTATTATATCCACTATTGATTTGTAATTGAGAAGAAGTAAAATTATTTAGACTTGCTGATGTATTTTCCAATGCGGTTAATCTACTATTAGCAGATTGTGTAAACGCATTAGTTCCAGCTATTGAAGCAGTAAATGCCTGTAATGATGCAGTTGCTTGATTTAAAGCAGATATATCACTACCACTCACATCCGGTATAGTAACAGCAAATGTGCTATTATTACCTTTTGTAAATGTTAGAGTTTGTCCACTTAAAGATGCAGTTATTAATGCATTGCTTGCTGATGTGAATAAACTTGCAGTAGCTGTATTAATATTAGTAATGGATGTATTAACACTACCACTATTTGTTTCTAAACTACTTACTCTCTGGTCATTTGAACTTGTATATGCGTTAAAAGATGAAGTAGTTACGAATGTACCCTGACTACCACTAACATCAGGTATGTTTACACTAAATGTAGATGCATCACCTTTTGTAAAAGTAAGATTGCGTGTTCCATTATCAAATGATGCAGTTACCAAAGATGATGCAGTGATTGCTGATGTTACCCAGCTACCACTTTGTGCTTCTATTGAATCCAATCTTTGGTCAGCACTTTGTGTAAACGTATTTGTTCCTGCAATCGATGCAGTAAACGTATTTGTATTTTTTATAGAAGCGGTAAATTCATTAGTTCCTGCAATCGATGCAGTAAATGTATTAGTTCCAGCTATTGAAGCAGTAAATGCGTTAGTCCCTGCTATACTTGCAGTAAATGTATTAGTTGATGCAGAGAATGCGTTAAGAGGTCCTAAATCTTGTATATAAGATGCGGTTTGTGCAGAAGTAATAAGTGGACTACCATTTAAATCAGCAGTACCTACTATTTTAACACTACCACTTAGAATTTGTGTATCACTTAATTCGTCTCCCAATATGTTACTTCCAGATGAGAAGATAACTGAAGATGATTCTATAATTACATGCAATTCATTTGCAGTAATCGTACCTGTTACAACTAAACTACCTGTTATAGTTTGGTTAGTTGTAAATTGGTTATTTACATTTAATCTTGCGTATGAAGATGTTTCTGAATTTAAAGCTGCAATGCTTACTGCTGCAGATTGTGTAAATGCGTTAGTTCCTGCAATAGAAGCGGTAAAATTATTAGTACCCGCTACTGATGCAGTAAATCCATTTAATGCACTTACGGATACATTAACACTTGCTGATGTACTTTCTAATGAGTTTAATCTATTATCTTGTACTAATTGAGATGCCGCAAAAGATGCTGAATTAGCATATGAACCTGTTGCAGATATCAATGAATTGATTTGTACTTGTTGAGCTGCATCTACTCCTGCTACGCTTGATGATATTGCGTATGAAGATGTAGCAGCTTCTAAGTTATTTAATCTTATATTTGCACTTTGTGTAAAAGCGTTAGTTCCAGCTATTGAAGCAGTAAAAGCGTTTAAAGAAGATATATCACTACCACTCACATCTGGTATTACTATACCAAATGTAGTTCCGTTTCCTTTTGTAAATGTTAAAGTATTTCCACTTAAAGATGCAGTAGTTAAAGATGATGCGGTTACTGAAGAACTTACAAATCCTAATGCAGTTATTTGTGATGAACCTGATATAGTTCCTGCTGGCAATACACTTCCACTTGCATCAGGTATGTTTACAGCAAATGTTGAATTATTACCTTTAGTGAATGTAAGATTACGAGTTCCGTTGTTAAACGATGCAGTTGTTAATAAAGAACCTGTATCAAATGTTATTGAGCCTAAATTAGCAGCATATACGTTTCCACTCGCACTAATATCTCCTTGTGCATTAACCGATATTTTTAAAGTATTTCCTAAACCATCCTGTAAATCGGTATAGGAAGATGAAATACTCGTATCACTACCTAAATGAATTAGAGATTGATATGATTGAGAAATATATAAGTTACTTAAACTACCCATATTATTATTTTTTATTTTATACTGTTGACCATGTTCTAAATTCAGCATCATTTCCACTCCATGCTGCCGGAGTTGTTGACCACACTTTTGGATTAATCCATAAAGCGCATGTCGGACAATTAATTATCGGACCTGGTTGTAGAATTGGTAAATTATTAAAATTTAGTGTTTCATCTACAATTGGTTCTACAATAGTATAACACACCAAGTTGCTATATGTAGGTGATAGTCCAGGTAATTTTAATGTAGAAAAAACTCCACCAACTGATAAATTATATACACTATCATCTAACGATGCTTTAAATAATTCACCACTTAAACACTCTTGAATAACGAATGTTTTTAACTCAGGATTAATTAAAAAAAAAAGGCAACGATTTTTATCATTGTGAGTAGTTAGAGTAAAGGTACTCACCCATCCGGCTAATCCGTTATTAAATCGGTCTTGGAATGGACTACAAACAATATCGGTGTTTATCTCAAATCCTTGCACACTCCTTTGTGTGTATGAAGTTAAATCATTTAATATTCCTAAAGTATTAGCGTGTATATCTACCACATCATCTACTCCATAGTATGGAATAGTTTGTGCATTTATGCTGCCTGATGATTCGTTATTTTTATTCTTTATCTTATCAGCTACTGTTAACTGAATAGAATAATTAGTAGTATTACTACCAAAATCAGTATCTAATATTTGTAGATTTGCTACGGGATATTTTGGAAATTCTCTAGCATCAAAATCACTAAAATCACCATAGGTTGCAACACCAATAGATGGATGATTCTTCATTATAGTCTTAAAATAATTTAAAACATTATAATAAAGTGTATAGTTTGTTCCGTTATCGTTTATTATTGCCGCCATATTAATTATACAATTCAAACTCACAACGATTCTTATTGTTATGAGTGGTTAAAGTAAATGTTGATACCCATCCTGCTAATCCATTGTTGAATCTATCTGAAAATTGAGTACATGTTATATCATCGTTAACCTCAAATCCACTTAAACTTCTTTGAGTGTATGAAGTAATATCATTAATGATTGCTAAGGTATTTGCATGAATATCAACCATGTCATCCACTCCAAAGAAAGGAATCTCTTGTAAATTCCTATTACCCACACTTTCATTGTTTTTATTCTTTTGCTTATCAGCAACAATTATTTGTACTAAAAAATTTGTAGTATTAGTTCCAAATATAGTTTCAGTTATAGCTACATTACCAAATGGATAGGATGGAAATTGTTCATAATCTATTACATCTAAGTTACCCTGCGTTGCCGCACTAATAGATGGATGTTGCGACATCACATCTTTAAAGTAATTTAATATGTTATAATATAACGTATAGTTTTGTGCGTTATTATGAACAATTGCTGCCATAGTTTATTATAATTGGATTCCACCAAAATATTGATTTGATTGGTCAGGATATATCTGAGTCTGATTACCAACTGATTCTAAGTATTGGGGAATATTATTTGAATATGCAATTAAATAGTTTTGTAATCTCAATGCATAATAATCAGCATTGTTCTGAGCTTTTGCTAATAGATAATCTATCTCTCCTTTAGTTGGTGCAATACCCTGCTCACTTTGTTGTTTCACACTACCATTAGATTTGAATTGTACTGAGCTAAATGGAATATACTCAACGCATGAATACCAAATAAGAGTATTCTTAATATGGTCATCCAATAAGTCTTGATAGTAAACATTTAAAGCATTTGCAGTTCCTGCTATGATTTGTGCTTGAAGATAATCAAATAATACAGTACCTAATAAGTTTTTCAAATACTTATCTTGCGCAGTGCGTACAAATGGCAAAAGAGCATCTGCATCAATTGCACCTTGTAATGGTGTATTCTTAATGATATCGTTTCTGGTTATAAATAATGCGTATGCCATATATGGGTTTTATTAAAAGTCTCTTTTGAAAAATGCTGATTGTGTTCCTACTCTTCTTATTAAATCTATATCACTCATTTCTTCCACTTTATTTGGTAGTGGTTCAAGCGGAGTTTCATCCGTAGCATCTTCAGATGTTGCTGGATTTTCCATTGAATCGTTTACATCATTTTCAACTTGCTCTACAGTCTGACCTGTTTCTTCTGCTGTTGTTGAAAGGATTACCAATGGAGTTAATTGTTCAAAGTATAATTGTGCATCAATGTATCCACCACAAGTCAATGCGTAATCTAAAGTATTTAAGATTATGTTTTGAAATGGAGAAATAGTCATTGTTTGCATAATAGAGAAAGCCGTTTTCATTTCTTCTGATTGAGAAGAGAATCCGTTATTAGTAGTTCTAATACCAAAAAGAAGTGGTGATGTTACTCTATTTGCAACTAAGATTCTGTCTTGCGTATATTCAGCAACATACTGATATTTTTCATGTAAGTTTTCAATAGGAATTGTATCAATTGTAGGTTTGGTCGTTGGGTCATCATTAAAAGATAACATAAAACGTCCAGCGTTATCTGTGCCAGTAAATTTAGCTTGTACCAAATCTTCAATAGTTTGTCTTTCTTCTGGGGCTGGGACACCATTATTAAAGTTTATCATTACTGCCGGCAAGAAACCATTGGTAATGTTATTAAAGTGTAAGTTTGATATTTCACCTTCTGAAATTGCGAACTGCAATGCAGAAACCCAATCAGGTAGTGCGTAATAATAAAGACCGGGTACATAATGTTTGATGTATAGAATCTCCATTTTTTCATTTGATGTTTCAAACGCAGGAATCTTCTTTTTATCTTTTACTTTTCTTGCATCATTCCAATCAGTACAATAGTAATAGTTCTCAATACGTGGAGAAGCACCAATCTTTTCAGCTCTAAGTGTTTGAACTGGCACATGGTACATTTTAATTATCTTAGTGTGCTCATCGTTCCAATAAACTTGGAATGCAGCATTACCAAATAATTTTAAATCAAATGCTACTCTTTTTGTTTCTTCTTGCGGTATTATTTTTTGTAAGATTGAATTAAATTCTTCTCTTTTAGAATATAATCCCTTTCCATACACTAAATCAGCAATACCTTCAATACAAGCAGATGTTGTAGTTGATACATTGTATGCTGATGTTACTGCATCAAAGAAATCATCTTGCCCATAAACACCAAAAGGTACAAATGGGTAACGTGTTTTTGTATCTTCTTGTATAATAGGAAGAGAATTGTTATTCACATTGATGATTGAAAATTTTTGTTGTAGTTTCATATTAATCCATTATTATATAGCGATTCTCAGATTCGTGAGAAATATATTGCGTATTTTGGTTTTCATATACCGATTTATCAGTAGATTGAGAAGCATATACTTGAATAGTACCATTCCAAATCGCTTCAGTTGAGCCCGAATTGATTAGTGTTGCTCTATACTCACTTCCTACAATTGCGCCGCTTATCGAGGCTGTAAATGATACATATGATTCATAGGGTGTATAACTCATACTTGTCAATGAAGCAGTTAAGTTATTCAAACCATACATATCTTGCAAACTCATAGTGAAATGCGTAGATGCGGTAGGTTGTGTTCTGAATGTATATGCGTTAGATTGAGATATATAATATGCTAGCATTATCTATAATTTATCTTGTCTTTATCTATTAATAACACCGAATTAAATAGAAATAGTTAAGCACAAAAAAAGGGGAACTCATAAGAGTCCCCCTTTAATATTTTTAATACTATACTGAATTAGCTATTAGTTCCAAGCACAATAGTACTACCGTTTAAAACTCCCGTTGTAAGTGCGGTTGTTACTGATGAACCAGAAATAAATGCTGCTGGTAATTGTTCCATACCTGTGAAGGTTACTGAGTATCCGTAAAGGTCACCCATAGCTCCACCTGTTTGAATTGTACCTGCAGTTACGTCTGCTCCATGTTCTTGTCCAACTAACAATGCATCTCCGTTATTAGTCCAAACGATAATCTGAGGACGTCCGTAAGCCATAAGCTTTAATTGAGTCGTCATTTCGTTTGTTAACTTCTTCAAATTAAGAACTAATTCTTGTGAGAAGAAAGTTGTACCATTTTCACGAGATGTGTTTACAGTTTCAGTATATGCACTCGTTCCCTTTAATTCATAGTAGTAAAGGGTTGAACCCGATGGTAACGCTGTTACTTCACCGCTTCCGTTCTTAGTGAAAGAACCAGTTGTATAGTTGATGAAGTAGACTGCTTGCAGTCCACCTATACTCTCCTTACAAACTTCATTTCTTCCAGCTGATAAATTACAAGCCATATCTGTTATGTTTAGTTTTGTTAGTTAAAATTAATATGCTCCGTAGTAAACGATATCAGAACCGATACCAAATTGAGTACCTGCTGTATATCTCATTACTATTCTGTAGTTTTGAGAACCATCAATGTTTGCCATGTCTAATACTCTTACTTCGTTGTAATCACTCATCAAACCTGTTCCGAAGAATAAGTTAGATTTTTGAGCTGCTACAATTTTAGAATCGCTCATACCAGGACATAATACGATTTCAATACCATTGAAGTTGTAAGGCTTCTCTCCAACATTAAATTGGTTATTCCAACCGTTAGCGCCAGAAGTACCACCTGCTTGGCTCTGCTGATATGCTTTAGCAACTGAAGTACCTACATAAAGTACTAAGTCAGTCTTACCATACACAGTTGAAGGGATTGTAGCAACTACATCTTCTAATACTGCTATTACGTTTGCTGAAGTAATAGAACCAGAGATGATTGCTCCTGTTCCGTTATCTTTTGCTGGTAATACTGCTCCTGCTCCACCTGCTGCTATTGAAGCAGATAATGCTGATTGGAATCCTAAGAATGAACCATTGATGTTAGTTCCTTGCCAAATAGCAGTTTCAGTTGCTTCTGCAACTTTACCACCAACATAAGATACTAAATAATCGTTGAAGTTCTTTGGAATCTCATCGAATGCAGAGAATCCTAATTGCATTGCTTCCCAGCTGTCTACAAACTCTTGCTTACACAATTGTAAGTTAACTTGCAATTCTTTTGGTTCTAATACTCTTTCAGAGATAGAAACCGAACCTGATGTTGTGAAATCACAACTTGCATCTTGTACGATACCAGATACATCTAATTTTTGAATTACACTTTTGAACTTAACGTTTGGCATAATTGTTACCAACTTCTTGTCCAAAGTGTTTGCACTTAACAATGCAGCTGCGATATAACCTGCAGCAGCCTCTCCTGAATAGGTAGAGTTTGATATTGTAGGAAGTGCGAAATTTTGTCTTGTTTTCATTTTCCTTTGTTTTTTAAATGATTTTAAATATTTTTACTTATAAAGTTTTGATAAGAAAGATGATTGTGAATTTACAATTTTCTTACCATAATTTTTATTGTTTGTTTGTTGTACTGAGAATTTAACACCTTCTTCTATTGGTGCTCCATCTAATTTAGGAAGTTCCATTTCTTCCATTTTCTTTTTCATATCGCCTAAGTTGATTTCAATTTCATCATCTTCAGATTCAGTTTCCTCTTCTTTGATAGGAGCTTCATCATCTGCAGGAATTGTTTCAACTTCTTCAGTTACTTCAGCCATCATAGTTCCTGATGCTACTTGATTCTTTAAATC